AAACCATGACGTGGCAGAGGTAGTCGGCCTCGTCCAGGTCGGTCGTGTAGTCGGGCACGATGAACCGGGTCGGGTCGATCGCCTGGAAGACGATCTGCTTTTTGTTTTCGTCCCACACGGTCTTGAGCACCGAGCGGCCGTAGAGGCACATGTCGTCGATCAGCCGGACGATCTCCTCCTGGAAATTGGTCTTTTCACGGATCTTAAAATCAAAGAAGCGTTCGGCGGTGACGGTGAGGGGACTGAGCTGCTGCCGCATCGGGACAAAGCTGGCCACGGTGTCGTTGCCCAGGGCCGAGTTGACGTAGCTGGGCTTGAGCCGCTCGATGACCCGGTCGATCAGGGCGACATGCATGTCGGCCGCGGTCGGCCATGGCTTGACCTTGCGGCGAAGACCGAAGGTCCGCATCTCGTAGAACTGGCGCTGGCGGGCGTCCCAGGTGTTGCGCCGGGTCAGATCGTCGATGATCCGCCCGTGGATGTCCTTGAAATTATCGCGTGGTTCCGCCATAGCCTCTTACCCGTGCCTCGTACTCGAGGTCGTTGATCGTGTGAACGGCGTCATGGGCCCAGCCGCGAACGTCGGGGCCGGACTCCATGACTTTTTCAAACCTTGCGTCATTGATGAGGCGGTCGGCGTTACCGACCGTCCGCACTGCCGGCGGTGTGGTGTGAGCGCATCCACCAAGCCCCGGGACCATGGCGATCAGTGCCAAAAGCGCGGTTAATGCGGCCGCGGGCTTCCCACCATTCCCTGCGGGCGTTGGATTCCTCACGCTGTCCGCGGGTGGGCAGGCGGTCGATGATCTTGGCGATCACGGTAAGCAACCCGGAGATCCACCCGAAAAGCCACACAAAAACTATTTGATGTGGAGACCGGCCGACTTCAGGAGATTGACGATCTTTTCCAGAGCCGAGTCGTCCTTGGGCGTTGGCGTCAATTTGACGACCACCCGGGCGGCGATGACAATGGCACCGAGCGCCGCAACGATTTCAGTCCAGTTTGATGTGATCCAGTTCCATGCGTTCATAATGTTTCCCCCTTTAGCCCCCGGCGTCCCAGCCGGCATTTTCGCTGCCGTCCGCCGCCTGTTTCATTAACTCGAGCAAAGATGGCCTCTCGTAGTGCATTGTCAAGTCAAGTACTACGGCAGCCCCGTCGACGGCCAGGGCGACCGCATCGGCGCGGTCCGGCGAGGCGATTCCCCGAGCCCGTAGTGCATCCTTGGACTCGACCCCAAGCTTGCCCTTGCTGGTCACGGTGGCCCGGCGGGTGACAAGCTGACTTTTTAACTGGTCGTCCTCCGGTAAAATTAGATCGCAGGTGTCTATTTTTCTCGCCAGCCGGTGCCACATCTCGGCTCCGCGGTTCTGGTAGGCGTCGGCGTCGTTGGGAGTGCCGCCAAAGTTGACCCGGTTGACCTCCCAGCCTGCCTCGGCCAGGGCGTCAGCCATCGGCAGCCCCAGGCCGCCCGCATCCACATAGGTCTGCTCGGGCTTTATGCCGGCCTTCTTGAGCTCCATGATGATCCGCCCCACGGTCGCCATGGTGTCCCGCTCCCGCCAGGCGATGACCGGCAGTACCCGGTTCCCCTCCCGGATGGCGATGACGTTCTCGTCCCCTCCGGCCGAGAAGTCCACCCCGGCGGCCTTGTCGTTGCCACGTGGAACAGGCGGGTTCTGGTAGCAGTTGTCCAGGCTCGCCAGGCTGACGATGAGGCGCTCCTCGCCCAGATCCATGAACTCGGCCCGGAGCATTGAGGCGGTGTAGGGGCTGTTCCTGCCGTACCGGGTCTCGATTTCGTTGATGTACAAAGGCGAAATGTGGGGGCAGTCCCAGGCGGTTGCCTTGAAGGTCTTCCACATGTCGGCTTCCTTGGTGAAGCAGCGGTAGAACTGACCCACGGGGGCCCCGGGGCTGGAGGCGAGCAGGAGGCGGGTGGGTTGGCATCGAAAGACGGAAACGAAGATCGGATCTGCAATTGTCTTACTTTCATCGACAATGTAGAGCAAAGGCTGGTGTTCGTGGTGGGCGGCGTGAAAACCCTCGGCCCGGCCGGCAGACTCCGTGTCATTACCCGCTGTGAACCCTATAATTCGCGATATAAGCCCCGTGGTGTGGCGATAGCGGATTTCCCCGGCCGTGGCCTCCACCATGGGGCCAAAGGGCCTTAAAAGGGCTTTAATCGCCGGCCAGAGGATTGACTCGACCTGCCGGAAGACCGAGGCGGTGACCACGCTCAAGGAGCCCTCAAAGGCGAGCATATGCCAGACCAGGGCAGGGGCGATGACGTTTGAGGTCTTGCCGGAGCCGTTGGCGGCCACCAGGGCGACCCGGGAGTGCATCGGGTAGATCGCGTCGAGCGTGTTCTTCTGCCAGGGGTAGAGCTGCATCTGGAGGATGCCCTCGGCGAAGCCAGACGGGAACTTCTGGGTATCGACCTTGGAGGGAGCCTTTTTATTTTTGGCCGAATTTCTGAGGGGGGTCGCGCGCGCGCGCGCGTGCGCGTGGGGGCGGGCCCCCGGGGGTGTGGTGGGGGGCATGGCTATTCCGGTGCCTTGTCCTTCAGGTGTAGTTCGTCGCCTACGATAGACTTTCCTTTTTTCGAAGGGGTTACATCGATCACCTTCTGACCCGCGGAGGATTTGCCCGCAAAGTCTGCCCTGGTCGCGGCAACGAGGACGGCCGCATCCGCCGCGGTGAAGTGCACGTTGGCCACGGCCCCGGCCACGTTGACATTTGCCTGCTGACCGAAGTCTTCACGCTCCCGACGCTCCAGCCTCCAAGCCGCTGCCTGCCAAGACTTGGGCGCTGCGGCATCAATTACCTCAAGCGCCCGGGTGATATGCAATGCCTCGGCTTTTTTTAGTCGTTTGTGAATGTGCGGTCTGCGGCCTATCCACTGAGAAAAAGTGCTTTTATGAATGCCCAGCAAATCAGCGATGCGTGAGTATGGGAAGCCTTTGGAGAGTGCAGTTTCAATGATGACGAGGTGGTCCTCGGTTACAGTCGGACAGCCCTTGACCCCAATCTTGACCACGGGGATTTCGGTTGGGATATAAGGCAACAGCTTCTTGCCCGGAGCTCCACGCTCCTCAGCCTCGCGCTTCAATCGTGCGCGGACCGATCTAGTTGGTTTCTTGGGCTTGGCTTCTACCGGCTCAATCGCCGGCGCTCGTTCATAGTCTTTGTCCTCGCTTTTCGTAATAGTGGGCGAGTCGCTGGAGCCGGAAGGTGCACTCACTGGTCAGCGCCTCACCGACCTCGTCACTGCAATTCTTGTCGGCGTTGCCGATGAGCTTCCAGAATGACCGGGCCACGGCACGGAGCTTGCGGTTCTCCTCAAAGAGTTCCGCGCATAATGTTTTCCAATCTTTCTGTCCCACATCGCAACCCTCCGGGATGGCTTTGAAAACCTTGCTCCATGGAGACCCTAATTCCCCACTCCATGGAGCGACCAGCACCCTCCCACCCCTTAACTGCTGGCTGATGTGAATGTAATTGCGTTGTGCTACGCCGCAAGGTATCCGTGATTCTTTTACAGAATGGGCGGATAGGTTTTATGCCTACCCGCCCACCCCGCTCGCCCACCGCGGATCGCTCCGCGCCCATTCATGCAGGGCTTGTCGGCGGCACAACGATTAGGCTTCAGCCGCCGTGCCAAGATCTAGAACTTGGCAGGGCTCAATGGTTGTTAACCCAAAGAACCCACCGAAGGTTTCCCTTCGACAATTTGATTCTTACAAAAATCTTGAGACCCGCAAGGTCTACGATGCCTTGAACCCTCCTGTCTTGGATTTCATCGCCTTCCAGACCCTGGGGGCGATGGTGCTTTTGCTTTTCGGCCTCGAGGTGCCGGCCCGTTTCCGGGCGTTGATGTTTGCATAGAGTCCGCGTGGTTTGTTCATGCGTCTTTCGTACCAGACCCCTCAGACCCCGCCAGCCCCTGACAGCTCCAGACAGCCCCAGCCAGCCCCAGCCAGCCCAGCCGGCTGCCGGCATCCCGATTCGTCGAATCCCGCTGCCATCGGTCCGTTGCCATGGATGGCTTTGCCATCGCCCAACGGCCTTTGGCTGGGCGGCCCGGCAAGTACCTGCTCTCTACGATGCACATTGTTTGTATGGGGAAAGCTGGGCGGCCCGGCTGGCTTTGTTTCTTTTGAATTGGCTGAACGATGGCAGCCACGGCATGGGATGGGGAGGGGGATTCATTCCCCTCCCCCATGCCTATGGCTGGTTCATATTTCTATATGTATATAGGAGTCTGGCACTCTGTAGATGTCAGCGAAATCTGTCAGCCCGTTTTACTGTCAGAACGAGCTGGGTTCAGATCTGTATAAACCGCTCTCTTCCAATATCTTGCCAGCTTTTGTCAGCCTGTTTAGGTACCTATATGCCGTCCTCTCGCTGATCTTGTGTGTCTTGACAAAGAACCGCACCAAGT